AACATATCTTGGTTGTCCATATGAGATGACATGGTCAGACTTTGATGATCCAAAAGGATTCCATGTTTACGATACAGAGACACGTTCGCTTGAGTTCATTGAGAACCCCAATCGTATGTTCCACAAAGTTAAGTACGATGACCAAGAGATGAAGAATGAAGATATTCTTGCTATGGAATTCCCAGAGTTAGCTAATGGTATCGTTAAGGTTATTGTTAAGAACAAAACCAACCCCTTCTTCTTTGATCTTTTTATTGACAAGATTGAGAAGGTGGGTGTTGTAGATCTACAAGTAGTGGAAGATCATTTGAATCTCGATCTACAGGATGATGAAGACATTGTAGATGAGGCAGAAGATACTCTAACTATTCTTACAAAGTATATTGACCAACTGGAAGATGTAGACAGAGTAGGTCTCGAACAACTGATCCGTAACCTATATGATGAGGCGATTGTAGCACAAGGATGATTTTATTTCAGAAGTTACGTTATAAAAACTTTCTATCTACTGGTGATGTATTTACAGAATTAGACTTGACGAAGTCTGAGTCAACCCTTGTAGTTGGACAGAATGGTGCAGGCAAGTCAACTTTTCTAGATGCTCTGACGTTTGCATTATACAATAGACCATTCCGTAACATATCAAAACCTCAACTTGTTAACTCAATGAACGGCAAAGGCTTAATGGTTGAGCTTGAGTTTAAGACTGGCAACCAGGAGATACTTGTACGTCGAGGTATTAAGCCTAATAAGTTTGAAGTGTTCATTAATGGTAAAGAACAAAATGAGATGGCTAATGTTCGTGACCAGCAAACATGGTTTGAAAAGAACATTGTTCAGATGGACCTAACAGCTTTCCGTCAAGTAGTTGTACTTGGGTCTGCTAGCTATACTCCTTTCATGCAACTACCAACCATGCAGAGACGTTCAGTTATCGAAGAGCTGCTTGGTATCAACATCTTTACTACTATGAATCTTCTTCTCAAAGATCACATTCAAACCAATAAAGAAGCTATTGGAGATAATGACCACTCTATTGATAAAGTAGAGATTGAGATGAATGTAATGGATCAGTATAAGGACCAAGAAAGTAAAAAGCGTAAGCAGCAGATCAATGATTTGGATACTAAGAGAACAAATACCCAGACATCAATTCTATCAGTCAATGGCGAGATTGAAGATCTCCAAAAACAAGTATCAGATAAGCAAGAGTCTATTGCTGATGAAGCCAAGGTTAAGAAGACAATCGACCAAATGCGTTCCATCTACGCTAAGGTCGAAGACAAGATCCATAGGCTTGAAAAG